CTCTTATGTCCATGTTTCTTGATCGGCCAATCGTTTCGACAAATCGTTTCATTTCTGGTACACGAAACGATTCAGAATCCGCTTCACTAAGATATTTCACATAGCTTTCGATGTCGTGTTTCAAAACGGCTTTTACGTTATTCTTGTCGCGAGCGTTTGAGTTTGGTGATTGGTTTATTGTTTCTATACTGTCTGCTACCTCTTGTAGCCTTTGAATAGATTCTTCTCGTTGTGGTTTTGCCAGGATAGTAGGTCTTAGAAACTCAGGTTGCTCTAAAAAGTTGCAACTCTCTACGAATACATCATTCTCCAATGCAAAAGTATAAACTGTATACAAGTAAGGAATAGAAAAAACGGTGGGGGTTGTCCGTAAAGATATGGTCCATTCATCGTTGACTTGCATCCATCTTTGGATGTTCCGCTCGACGTTTGAAATCTTTGATGGGTAACGTAAGAAATCATTTACTTTATGAAAGCATTCGACTGATATACCAAGATGCACATTGTCGAACTTTTCCAGTTCTTCGATGACCTCATCTTTCCATACTGTGGCATTGACCGTGAAACCCACGGTCGCGTTCTTGTCGAGCGATTGTAGTATTTTCAAGAAACCGGGAATCAACAAAGTCTCCCCACCGATAAAGTGGATATATTTGATGTTTAGGGTTGAGATTTCATCACAGAACTTTTGCACCGTGGCATCATCTGTCCATCCCGTAACCTTAGACTTTTCAATGAAGTTTAGTTTCTCCCATTCCTTACCCAACGTAGAGCTAGATTCTGGACTGCAAAATATACAAGCACTGTTGCAAATATTGCCCAAATCAAGTTGTAAATCCATTGGTTCGCGAGAGGTGAAACCATCGTTGTCTTGTGAGTGTTTGAAATCGTTATAGAATCTACTACTTGGTATGGTCTTTGAAACGTCTCCGTAGATGCCTAGCTTTAGGTTTTGTTTTTCTCTACCGCTTATCTTACTAAAAGCCTCCATTTTATGACAGGCAGAACACCCGTCAAACTTTTTGTCTTGTGTCATGCCCACCCGCAACTCCCTCATGTGGGGTGAGTTCATGAAATCAGTAATGGAGTGAGTTTTTATATTGTAGTCCGTTGGTTGGCTTCTGCTCCACCTACATTCGTGAAATCTACCATCAACGCCAATCTTGACGTGGAACCAAGGACTGCCGCAAAAGTTCTGCATATGATATTTATGTATTGATTTATCTTGTGTTATATATTATGATGGGTTATGGATAAGGACAAGAAGAACTTCTGGAAGGCATTGACCAGCCCTGCTGAACGGGGATGTTGGAACTGCAAGAACCGTCTAAGTGACGGAGAGGCGTGTGGTGCATTGTCTATATGCGTCGTGTTAGACATCAACGACAAACACACACCGTGGGAATGGGATGGTGAAGTAAATGACGACGAATCTGAGTAAAGAAGAGTTCTGGAAAGCGTTGGTCGAACCCCCAGTGAAACGGTGTAGTAACTGTAGTTTTAGTCGCCTTGGGTTCAAGAATAGGTTCAAAAGTTGTACGCTGAGTTCACCAGCAAGCTGCCAGACATACGTATTACATGAGTTTAGCGTCACTGACAAATTTCTTAGGGATTTTTGGGAGTGGGACGGAGAAACACGATGAGTAATAAAGAAGAGTTCTGGAAAGCGTTGACCGAACCCTCAGTGAAAAAATGTGACAACTGTGTATTTGAGAGACGTAATAGAAAGTGGAAGTCCGGTGGGTGCAGGATAGGTGCTACAACAAACTGCCATACATACGTGTGGAATAACTTTGGCGTCAAAGGATTGAACGATTCGTGGGTGTGGGATGGAACGTGATGACTAGTAAATATGAAAAGAGACGAGAAGCAGTTTTCAAACACCTGACCGAAGAGCGTCACCTTGACCCTTCGCGATATCGCTTTACCTACGACGATGAGACAGCCAACTTCATGCTGTTCAACTTGTCGGGGAAGGTAGTCGGCTATCAACAGTATCGACCAGCCGCCGATAAGACACAGGACAACGACCCACGCCACAGTCGATACTTCACCTATGTCTCGAAGTTCGGTGGCCTACAGGACGCAAAAGAAGGCGATTACAAATGGTATCAGAAAGTATGGCCGTTGAACTTGATGTTCGGACGTTCTTATCCATGGTCGCCACGCCGAGACAGAAAGTTCTTTGACATTGCAGTATGGGGCTTAGAGACGTATAACTACCGCTCAGACGTGTTGTTCGTTGTTGAGGGGGTGTTTGACGCCGTGAGGTTACATAACCTCTCCTTGCCCTGCGTAGCGGCTCTCAGCAACGATGTAAAGAACCTACAGCCATGGTTGAATGCCACCAGCCGCCATGTTGTCGTTGTTTGTGATGGTAATAAGGCTGGGCGTGAGCTTGCTGAGCTTGGACACGAGGCTGTTATGTTACCAGAAGGTAAAGACCTTGGTGACATGACTGATGCCGAAGTAGAACAGGTTGTCAAAAAATGGACTTGGGAATGGGATGGAAAATCCTATGAATAAAAAAGAGTTTTGGGATGCACTATCCACAACACCGTGGGAAAATCGCAACTGCGACAACTGCAAACATTATGACCCCTATACTTATAATATGGATAAATGTGGTTATTGTACGCAAGAGGGTGAAATCCATGCTTATCCACATGGTCGGTCAGTGGGTGCGAGATATAAATGGGCACAGACATCCGTAACGCAATGGGAGCAAAAAAGATGATGGAATACGATTTCACTTATGATTTTATCGGATGGTGCCGCTCTGGTGTCCACGACAAGGTTTATTCTGTGTTGCGATTGGGTGACGAGAACTACATCGCAGTCTATGGACGGCGTGGTAAGAAACTCACCGTCAAACCCTATCGCATGTCAGCGGATGAAATGCGTTCTCTTGTGCGTAGCAAATCTCGTAAGGGATACATGCACTGGATGTTGTTTATCCAGAGTTCGAGTCTGACCTACAAAAGACTGCGTTCTGGGCGTCATTGGTCGGTGGGGTTCCCGGTGGATAAGCAAGAGTTTTGGGAAGTCTTATCTAGTAACCCCCGCCTTCTAAAAATGAAGAAGGTCATCGACGCGTATCATGATGGGTCTGGAACTTTCGCAGAAGTATATGACGCTTGTTATGAGACAGACCTAAAAATAGTGGCACATCATAGCCGCGTAGTGAGGGTCAGGGATTGCTTTACCAATGAGGTTTATGCAGAAAAGGACCAAAAAACAAACAAATTGACATGGTTTTTCTGAGGTGGTAATATATAGTGCATAAAGGAAAAATATAATATGGCCAAATCAGCACTAAAAACAACACGCAAAAAATCAAAAACCCCTCGTTCCCCGAAGTTCGTTGATACGAAGTATCTCGGGTTTGAACCAGAGTGGGAAGGGGCAGACACATGGGACGCAGAACAGCTACGTAAGCAAAAGGCTTACGGCTACAATTGGTACAACTATTTCCATGACATATCTGACCTCAAAAAGAACCTACATGAATGGATGCAAAAGGAAAAGTATTCTGCCGCCGATATCAAAGCAGTAAAGGCTTGCCCTGATGCCAAACTATCGACCGCAACAGTTGCATTAGCCACCATGCTTTTACAGGGTATGCCAAACAGTGAAGCTGATTGGTTACGTAATAGAATAAGCTCGCTTATCGAACACGGTAAAACCATCAAGGCGGTGAAGAAAAAAGTCGAAAAGAAGAAAGGATATCAACCCACCATTCAAGACCGAATGCGTGAGCAGCTTTCTAATATCATAGCTGAAATGGAAGACTGGGACGACAATGTTCAGACCGACCCAAAGTATGTGGCACCAGATGCGGTTGCTTGGTTGAAGTCGAACGAGATTGCACAAGCTCACATAAACAAAATCATTGAATACTATGAGCCAAAGCTCGCCGAGATAAAACTCTTGAACGACAAGAACGCCGACGAAGATTTGAAAGAGGGTTATTCGCATTTCAAGAAAGCCGACATCAAACGAGTGATTACGTTCTATGAGAACTTACTCGAAGGATTGAAAGCATATCATAAGTTCAAGCAAGTCAATCGTAAGACCCGCACAAAGAAGGCTCCATCAGCACAGAAGCTTGTGGCCAAGGTCAAGTATCAGAAAGAAGACAAAGACTTGAAGTTGGTCAGTATCAAGCCATCAGACATCGTGGGTGCCACGGCACTATGGGTCTATAACTCGAAAACGCGTAAACTGGGAATCTACAAGGCCGACCCAACAGCAGCACAGCTTAGCGTAAAAGGCACGACTATCGTTGGGTTCGATGAAAAGAACAGCGTGGCCAAGACCCTGCGTAAGCCAGCCGACCAGTTGAAAGAGTTCGGTAAAGCTGGTAAGGTCAAACTTCGCACGTTCCTTGACGAAATCAAAGCTGTCGATATAAAATTGACAGGCCGCATCAATGCTGATACTATATTACTCAAGGCATACTAAACCATGGACAAGGAAGTTTTCTGGAAAGTCTTATCGAATCCACCGCTAATACGAGGATGTAGGAACTGTGGGCATGGGGAGTGGTGTGAAAGCATTGGTTATTCTAGATGTACCATTAGTGCTGGAAAAACATGTTCGGTGTATTGGAAAGAAGGCCCAGACGTAAAAGAAGACCTGTGGTTTTGGGATGGTAAGCACTTCTTGGATGAAGGACGGGAAAGATACAACGATGGATGATAGCAAAAAAGAGTTTTGGAAGCTATTGAACCATTCACATTGGGAGTGGATCAAGAATGGATAAGAATAAACAGGAGTTTTGGGACACACTGAGATTGATACCAGTGGCCGAACGAAAATGCACTAACTGTGGTGTCAGACATTCATGCGGTATGTCGGTGATGCAAGACCACAAAGCTCAAGAATATTGTGAGGCAAGTTGTGACCCAATCTCCCTTGACTTCTCAGGGTGGGTGCCCGTAGAATAATGAACAAAGATAAGCAGAAGTTTTGGGAAGATTTACAAAAGCCCGCGATGCATGACCGAAAATGCAATACATGTTTTCGTGGCAACGGTAAGGATTTTATTCCTCACGATTGCCGAGTATCTATGTCAAAAGAATGCATTATTGATTATCAAAAATATATTGAACCGAGACATTGGGAATGGAATGGCAAACTGAAATGAACAAAGATAAGCAGAAGTTTTGGGACGCATTATCTACGCCATCCAAACGAGGATGCACGAACTGTTCCTACTTGCATAGAGTAGAAGGATGTATGAAAAGTGTTGGGAACGTGTGTTCAGTGTATTGCTTAGATGAAGAGATTGCGAAAGACCATTGGAAGTGGGATGGTAAAACCGGTGACGTTAGTAGGTTCGACGACATACTAACCTTGAATCCAAAACCATGGGTCATTACCAACTTCAAACTGGTTGATTGATTCCATGCACTCTTCGATAATCTGCATACCTTCGGCCTTTAGTGAATCACCATTCAATGTGGTGCCACCACCCGGTCCAACAATCGTAGAGAACTTACCACGAGCTTCACCGAGCATCATCTTGGCTGTGCCCAATGTGTATTTCTCAATCCATGGTAAAATCATATAGTCTTGAAGAAGTGTGGCGTCTGGCTTGTTATTGTATAGCCACAACAAAACGGTTTCTCCATCACCTTTGATATTTCTAATCATGGTAAGCTTCTTACCTACCGGTTCCCATGTAAAGTTCATGTAGCCACCAAACATTCTAGCCGATAGCTCTTGGTATCCAGCATACATGTCATATGTGGCTAGACCACCAAGGCGTCCAGCTTGTAGCAAATATGTGTTAGTGAATGCAGCTTCGAATGGCTCGAACTGTGTGGAGCCAGCACTGGCACCAGAGCCAACGCTACGACGAAAGACCTGTCGGACTTCCATGATGTTTGAATCGAGGGTGTATTCTTGTTGGCCTTTGACTAATGCAAGGAAACCATAGCTTTCTTCCATGCCGTTGTTTGCTCTTTGACGGAAGATGCGTAGGGCACGGTCCAGTGCGGTGTCGTAGTGTCTTGCATCAAGTTCTACATCAACCATGTCTCCACCAAGCATAGTATAGACGTAATCATGAACATTTTGACGAAGGGTGTTTATATCGGCCATAGATGTGTTTCCTCTTTCTGTTATTTATTCACGATGGCTATCTATCATAAAACAGATATTTTGATTTTACTCTTTTGTAGAACTTGATATTAGAGTTTTTAGTTGATTCTTATTTTGTATTTCTAATATTAGCATACTGTATTTATCCGTTTTATATTGAAATCACCCCAAAGGAAAAGGTATAATATAACTATACGATAAGCCAAGTAAATATTTACTTGACTGAAAGGAAACTATGGTAGTGATTATAGGAATATCAGGATTCAAAGGTAGTGGTAAAGACACTGTTGCCGACCATCTTGTAAAGCATCATGGATTTACTAAGGTAAGTTTTGCTGACAAGCTGAAAGACGCATGTGCGACCATCTTCGAATGGAACCGTGATATGCTTGAAGGTTCAACACAAGAAAGCCGAGAATGGCGTGAGGAAGTAGATGAATGGTGGGCCGAGAGGCTTGGCGTCGATGACTTCTCTCCACGGCTTGCCCTACAATGGATGGGCACAGAAGCTGGACGAAAGGTATTCGGACAGAATATCTGGACAGCAGCCATGGAGAAGTTCATTCTCGAAAACCCCGGCAACTATGTTATACCGGATGTGAGATTTCGAAACGAAGTCAAGCTTGTGCATAACATGCGTGGTAAGATGATTAGAGTCAAGCGTGGTCCAGAGCCAGATTGGTACGACGATGCCAAAGATTGGAACAAGATTGAGAAGAGTGGTTCAATGCCAAATGCAATGGAACCCGGTATCATCGGTAAGATTCATGCAAGTGAGCGTGAATGGATTGGTGAAAAGATGGACATCCATCTTGAAAACGACACCACCACTGAACGACTATGTGAGATTGCCGAGGCAATCCTTGGGTTGGTCGAAGTCACGGGAGTCCCAGAAGACCTTACAAGTCAATCTGTAAATCACCCTGATTCCAACCATCAAGAGACAACTCAATCTGGCAGTTAGAACAGACTGTTTTTAGATTCGAGATATGAATATTATTTCGGTCACCATCAACAAAGAAAACGAATAACTGGTCTGGAAACCGTGGCTTGAAGCTGCACTTTTCACAGGTCGGTTTTTTCTTGTACCCTGCTCTAACCCAGCGGGGTTTTCTTTTTTTCAACTTCTTATTCAAACCTAAACAAGTTTCACAGACCGAACGATAATAAACTCTGCCGTTGCGGTAGCAGTTGATTGCTTTTGGCTCTTTGCCACAGATATTACATAACGGTCTGCTCATATTTCTATTTAGCCCTTATAAGGGAAACGTTTAGACCCTCTATTTCAGCCTTTCAGATAAATACAAGTAGAAAAATCTACATAGATTTACTGATAAAATAGAGAGGAAAATAATAATATGGCATTAGTAAGCCCCGGCGTCGAAGTCACCATCATTGACGAAAGTTTTTACGTTCCCGGCCTAACAGCTACCGTTCCACTTGTTGTAATCGCAACAGGACAGAATAAGTCAAGTGGTGCTGGTACAGGAACAGCGGCTGGAACGACAGCAGCAACAGCGGGTGATGTGTATCTTATCTCATCACAGCGTGAACTGACAAATACATTTGGTAACCCAAGGTTCTACCAAAGCTCAAACGGCTCAGCCTTGAATGGTTACGAGCTAAACGAATATGGTCTATTGGCCGCATACTCAGTATTGGGTGTAACGAACCGTTGCTACGTTGTTCGTGCGGACATCGACCTGTCGGAACTAACCGGCACAACTGGCCGTCCAACTGGAAACCCTACGAACGGAACATACTGGTTAGACACATCTAGTGCTTCACTATGGGGTATCTTCGAGTGGAACAAATCAACTGGCTCATTCACTAACAAGATTCCTACAGTTATCACTGAGGCCACTGACCTATCAGGCGGTATTCCAAAGACATCAATCGGTGCAATCGGCGACTACGCCGTTGTTGCAACGAACGTCAAGAATCCTCTTTATTACAAGAACAACAGCAATGCATGGGTTCTAGTAGGATCGCAGTCATGGCAGATTTCGGTGCCAACAATCCAAGGTACGACAACTTCGCCAACATTCTCAGCAGCAGAAACTGTGGTTATCAACGGTGTTACCGTTACGTTGTCAAGCACAACTCTTGCATCCTTAGTTTCTGATATCAATACCGCTGGTATCCCCGGCGTAACAGCAGCGGCAGTAAACAACAAGCTTGAGCTATACGCTGATACAGACGCCGACAGCGATGGTGATTCTTCACTTATCGACCAAGGCATCTTGATTGCAGAAGGCACAGGAACTCCGTTCGCTGATGCTGGTGTAACAGTAGGAACATTCTATGCTCCGAAACTAAACCAGACAGCACACACAAGCGTTCCGGCATGGAAGTCAACAGACACCACACCTCGTCCAACAGGATCGGTATGGATCAAGACAACCACACCAAACACTGGTGCTGACCTAACGGTTTATGT